AGAAAATGCTATATGGCTGAACTTGACCCACATTATTGTGATGTAATTATTGAAAGATGGGAAAACTTTACAGGAAGTAAAGCAGTGCGTTTACAAGGTGAATAATTATGGCAAGACCGAGAAAAGAGATTGACAAGAAGGAATTTGAAAGTCTGCTTTTCATTCAGTGTACATTGGCGGAAGTAACAGCATACTTTGATAATAAGTTAGACGGCTGTTCAGAAGATACGATTGAAAGATGGTGCAGGCGTACATATCACAAGAGTTTTGCGGATGTATCCCGGGAAAAGCGTGATGTGGGCAAAATCAGCCTGCGCCGGATGCAGTGGCGGCTTGCTGAAAAGTCTGCCGCTGTTGCTATCTTCCTTGGCAAGAACTACCTTGGCCAGACAGATGCGGTACAGGTTGATAATTCCGAAGCCCTTAACAGACTTGATGAAGTGCTTAAAGAAATCAAAGGGATTGACTAATGTTTTCAGACAAGCAGACAGAATTTTTTGCAAATGCTAATCACAGATGGAATATCAAAACAGGTGCAGTGCGTTCCGGCAAGACATATGCTGATTATTTCACTATACCAAAGAGAATCCGGGCTAGAAAAGGAAAGCCCGGACTTTCTTTTATATTCGGAGTAAGCAAGGGAACGATTGAAAGAAACATTTTGGAGCCAATGCGCATTATATGGGGTGATAGCCTTGTTGGAGAAATAAAGCAGGATAATACCTGCTATCTTTTCGGTGAGACGGTGCATTGTCTTGGATGTGAAAAGGTATCGCAAGTATCAAAAATACGTGGTGCATCAATCAAATACGCCTATGGTGATGAAGTTGCAGAATGGAATGAAGAAGTTTTCAACCTCATTAAATCCCGTCTTGATAAGCCGTATTCCTGCTTTGATGGAGCACTAAACCCGGAAGGGCCGAATCACTGGCTAAAGCAATTCATTGATTCAGATATTGATATTTATGTACAGCAGTACACAATTTTTGATAATCCATTTTTGCCGCAGGAGTTTATAGACAATCTTTGCAAAGAGTATGAGGGAACAGTCTACTATAAGCGGTACATTTTAGGTCAATGGGCGCTTGCAGAGGGCGTTATATATCCTATGTACGAAGATGCTTTGTACAGCGAAAATCCTTGCAACCCGGCTGAATTTGAGCGTTTATGTATCAGCATTGACTATGGCACAGAGAACGCATTTGCCGCCCTTATGTGGGGAAAATACCGGGGAATACACTATGCTTACAAAGGGTATTACTACAGCGGCAGGACGCAAGGCGTGACAAAGACTGATACAGAGTACCTGCAAGACCTAGAGAAAACGTTTGCTGATGAAATAGAAGATTATAAGCGCAAGAAAGCTCTGCATGACAAGAATCCTTATATGTATGAAATGCCCCGGAAGATTGAAATGATAATTGACCCGTCAGCGGCGTCTTTTATAGCTCTTATGGAGAAACAAAGTTGGTGTACTGTACTTAAAGCAAAAAATGATGTTAAAGATGGAATCCGTGAAACTGCAGTTGCTATGAAAACAGGCAAGGTAAGGATTTACAAAGGAATCAAAGAATGGCAAAATGAAGTCAAGGGCTATGTATGGGACAAGGAAGCCGGAGAAAGGGGCGAAGAAAAGCCGCTGAAAATCAACGACCATTATATGGACGCAACCCGGTATTATGTCTATACAAAAGAGATTGCAAAGGTAAGGCGTGAGTACAAATCAATATTTGGCTAAAAAAATGATAGTCCATACCGTAAAAACCCGGGGAAACAAGACACAGCGCCGCAAGATTTGGCTAGTATGAGGTGAAAGATGATAACATATCAGGATTTATTAAAGGTCCCGCAGACGGATAAAGACAGGATGGACTTTATTAAAAAAGTGATTAGCGAGCACAAAACAACGCCGCTGTATAAGACGGCACAAATTGCTGACCTATACGACAGGCACAAGAACAAGACCATCAACGACTATCAACGCCTTCTGTACACTGTATCCGGCAAGGCTGTACCGGATACATGGGGAGCAAATTTCAAGGTGGCCTGCAGGCATTTTCACAGGTTTATCGTGCAGGAAAATCAATTCCTTCTGGGCAACGGAATCACATGGGGAAAGACCGACACCGCAGACAAAATCGGAAACAAAAAGCACCCGTTTGACACGGAACTGCAGGAGGCAGGCCACAAAGCGCTTGTTCATGCCGTCGCTTTCGGCTTCTGGAATCTAGACCACGTTGAAATCTTTGATGTGTTTGAGTATGCCCCTTTGTATGATGAAGAGGACGGTGCGATGAAAGCCGGAGTAAGATTCTGGCAGGTTGCCCCGGATAAGCCTATGCGGGCAACATTGTACGAGATGGACGGCTACACGGAGTACATCTGGAAAGAGGGCCGTGGGGAAGTCCTTAGGGATAAGCGGGCCTACAAGCTGAAATATATCCAGTCTGAGGTTGACGGCACGGAAGTCTATGACAGGGAAAACTACCCGTCATTCCCTATTGTCCCCTTATGGGGAAATAAGCACAAGCAGAGCGAGATTATCGGCCTGCGTGAGCAAATCGACTGCTACGACCTTATCAAGAGCGGATTTGCAAACACGGTTGATGAAGCGTCGCTGATTTACTGGACAATTCAGAACGCAGGCGGCATGGATGACGTTGACCTTGCAGAGTTTGTCGAGAGAATCAAGACCGTACATGCGGCGAATATGCACGGGGAAGCAAGGGCAGAAGCACACAGCATAGAAGCCCCGCACGAATCACGGGAGGCCCTTCTGGATAGGCTTGATAAAGACATGTACAAAGATGCTATGGCCGTCGACTATGAGCGCATTGCATCCGGGTCTGTTGTAACAGCACAGATTAAGGCCGCCTTTCAGGACCTTAACGCAAAGGTGGATGACTATGAATATTGCGTGAACGAGTTTATACAGGACATTCTCAACCTTGCAGGGATTGACGACGAGCCGACATTTACCCGGTCAATGATTGTCAATGTTTCAGAGGAAGTCCAAACCTTACTGCAGGCGGCGCAGTACCTTGATTCGGAATACATTACCCGGAAGATTATGACGCTGTTTGGTGATGGAGATATGGTTAAGGAAGTGCTGAAACGTATGTCTGCAGAAGAAATCAATATGATTGATACGGAGCCGGAAGAGAATGAAGCGGAATGACCACGGACATGAAGAAACAGATAAAGGGCTTGCGAAACTGGAGAAGCAGATAAGTAAGGAATATACACAGGCGTATAAAGATGTTAAGCAGAAGTTTGAAAAGTACATGCAGGACTTTGACCGTAAAGACAAAGTAAAGCGTGAGCTTGTGAAATCCGGTCAGTTATCGCAGTCAGAGTATATTGAATGGCGCAAGAATCAGCTTCTTGTTGGTCAGCGTTGGGAAGAAATGCGTGACTCCCTTGCAAAGGACATTACAAACACACAGCGCATTGCTAACTCAATGACAAAGGAATTTCTGCCGGACGCATACGCTATCAATCACAACTATGGGACTTTTGAGTGTGAAAAAGGCTCCCATATCAATACATCTTATACGCTGTATGACCGTGAGACAGTCAACAGACTTATCCGGGACAATCCGAAGCTCCTGCCCGCTCCAAAAGTAGACATTCCGAAAGCACAGCTTTGGAACAAGCGCAAGCTCACATCTGCTATAACACAAGGCGTCTTGCAGGGAGAAGCAATCCCGGATATTGCAAAGCGCCTTATGACTGTTACAGACATGAGCAAAGCGGCGGCTATCCGCAACGCCCGGACAATGACAACATCTGCAGAGTGCGCAGGCCGTATTGATTCCTACAAGCGTGCAGAAGATATGGGCATTGAAATGCAACAGGCATGGGTAGCAACGCTTGATGACCGTACAAGACATGAACACAGACTGCTTGACGGGCAGATTCGCACGGTTGGAGAACCTTTTGAAGTAGAGGGACAGAAAATCCTGTATCCCGGAGACCCCGCCGCAGAGCCTTATCTTGTCTACAACTGCAGATGCACAGTCATTGCTCTTGTTAAAGGTACTTCACTGGAGAACGGCATTGGCGATTATCCACGGATTCTTGACCCTGCTCTTGGAGATATGACATATGAAGAGTGGAAGCATGCTCATGAAGTAGCGGAAGAGCAGGAAGAATTAAAGTTTTTTGATATAACACCGACAACAACAAAACTTCAAAGCGTAATGTCTAAAAAAGATTATGAAGAGTATTCTAATCTTGTTATGCAAAATCCTCATATTGCATCATGCTACAAATACGCTGATGATATAAAGTTTTATAAAGGCGGTGGAGAATATGATGGAAATACGATATTTTTTGACTATCCGCAAAAAAAACTTATAAAAAATGGAATGTCAAGGTATCATACAGTTGCGCATGAATATGGACATTATATTGATGAATTTGTACAAGGTAAATCTAAACTAAAAAATGGTGTATTGCATTGGGCAGAACAAGGAAAAGTAGCAAATGTTGTAGGAAAAGACGCATGGAGAATTTTTCCACAAAGAATTTCATCCAGTGATGAATTTCTATCAGCTATGAGAAAAGACTTTGAATCCGTAACAAATGATATTAACAATATAAAAAAATACTGTAGATTAAATGCTGATACAACAGTAGGAGTGCAGGATGCGATAAACGGACATGGGTTAGGAAAAATATTTTGGGGTCATGGCCCGTTTTACGCTCAAACATATAAAGATGTTGAAGGGATTGGAAAGGCTGATGAACTAATGCAGGCATATAATTTACTTGGAAATAACTTTACTGATATAAGCGAAGTTAAAATGCGTTGTAGAGATTACAGGACAGCAAGCGAATTGTGGGCAAACTTAATATCAGCAGAAACTACAGGTGGAAAAGAGCTTGAATCTTTAAAAGAATATTTTCCTAACTCATATAATTGCATGAAGGAAGTGTTAAAGAACATAAAATGACACTAAAAGAAAAAATACAGATGTACGAAAAAAAAATAGGGGATGAATTTCCTTCATATCCTATTATGTTAAATAATACTGATGAAGAAGTAATTGATATTATTGACAAATGCCTTGAAAAAGGTAAAAATGTATATGAGCTTGGATATTTGAAAAAAGATGCTGTTTATTAACGGGAAATCAAGCCTGCAGAATGATTTTTAAACAGCCGAAGCAGTTGCGTGAGCCGAGGGCAAGCATGGGAAGGGATTCGGCACCCGTAAAAGAAAGGGATTGCTTATGCAGTCCCTTTTCTGATAAGGAGAATAATATGTCTGCAGAAGTAACAATAACAAGCAACGCAGATGCAGTCAAAGCGGCAAAAGATGAAGCTGTACAGCGTGCGCTAGAAAAGATTGGGCTTGCCGGGGAAAGCTATGCAAAGCTAAATCTTGAAAGAGAACCCCGGCGAATAGATACGGGGCGCTTGCGTAACTCAATATCACATACTCATGATGAAGATACTGCATACATAGGCACTAATGTTGAGTATGCGCCGTATGTTGAATTTGGGACCGTAAAAATGGAGCCGTCAATGTACCTGCACAGGGCTGTGTCAGAAAACATCCCGGAGTATCAATCTATATTTGAAGCAGAGCTTAGAGGATAGCAAGAAATTGCTATCCTTTTTTATTTTCTGCTTTACTTCTTGCTGTGTATAGTATATACTATACTTATAAGATAACTATGCTACTTATGAAAGGAGTACATCATGACAAAGTACACAGCAACATTCACAAGCGGAAAGCAGATTACAAAAACAACTGCAGATGGATTCAAGAACAGACTTGATTTCTATAATTGGATTTGTGAGAACAGATTTGGCAAAGCATACGGAAAACTGACAGAGATTACATGCAGACCGTGTTAAAAAAATAAAGATGTGGGTGGTGAGAAATCACCGCCCGGAAAGGAAATGAGCTATGAAGAAGTGGTATGTAGAGTATAAGCATTATGGAAAATTTGGTTATATTGGCGGCATTGAAGCAGAGGACGGAAAAGCGGCGATTGAATATGTAAAAGCTCATGTAATTGGGGCTCATTCTTTTAAAGTATGGCATGATGATGACGAGGAAGAAGATTCTTAAAAGCAAGCGGTAAGAAATCACCGCCCGGAAAGGGGACAAAGATGTTAGAAAGCAGAAACATGTATGGGTATGGGTATATAGGGAGTAACAAGAAAGGATTTGAGTGGAAATTCACGCCGGATGAAAAAGACCCATGCTACAGGAAAGGAAACTTGTTTGTTGGCGTAACGACAAGCGGATATGTTTACCCTACAGAGCGTAAAGCAATACAGGAAGGAAAGAAGTGGTTGAGGGAAACAAACGGAAAGAGAAGCGGGGTGATTACAGCAATTAAAGCAGAGCCGGAACATTTTGAATATTAAAAAGCAAGCGGTGAGAAATCACCGCTCTTTTTTTATTTGCAAACAATTTATGCTGTGGTATACTGAAAAGCGTAAACAAATCACAAAGCACTGTGACCGAAGTAAAGGAGAATACAAAATTGGCACTTACAAGACGCATGCTCAAAGGAATGGGCTTATCAGAGGAACAGATTGATACGATTATCGAAGCGCACACCGATACAACGGAAGCTCTGAAAGAGGACCGGGACAAGTACAAAGCTGATGCTGAAAAGCTCCCCGGCGTACAGCAGGAGCTTGACGCTCTGAAAGCGAAAGGTGATGACGGCTTTGAAAAGAAGTACACTGACCTGCAGAAGGAGTTTGACGATTACAAGAAGGAACAGCAGGCGAAGGCTGACAAGGCCGCTGTGGAATCCGCTTATAAGGCAATGCTGAAAGAAGCAGGCATTTCCGAAAAGAGGATTTCCGCTGTAATGAGAGTTGCAGACCTGTCCGGCGTAAAACTTGACAAGGAAGGCAAGCTCAAAGACCATGACAAGCTGATTGATGGCGTAAAGTCCGAATGGTCAGATTTCATTCAGACAGCAGGAACAGAGGGTGCCAAAACGACAACACCGCCCGACAACAACGGCGGCTCAATGACCAAAGAAGATATTCTGAAAATCAAGGACGCAAGTGAGCGTCAGCAGAAGATTGCAGAAAATCATGAATTATTCGGTTTTTAAAGGAGAAGAAGAGATATGGCAAAGGATAATCTTACTATCGCAACCGACATCCGGGTAAAGGCCCGTGAAGTCGATTTCGTTACACGTTTTACAAAGAACTGGGACAGCCTGCGTGAAGTCCTTGGCATTATGCGTCCTGTCAGAAAGGAACCCGGAACCACACTTTCTGCAAGTGAAGCATACGTTGTTCTGCAGTCCGGCAATGTCGGCGAAGGTGAAGAGATTCCTTACAGCAAGGCAGGCGTCCGCCCGGTAGCATTTGCAGACCTTACACTTGAGAAGTACGCAAAGGCCGTTTCTATTGAAGCAGTAAATAAGTGGGGTGCCTCTGTTGCTGTACAGAAGACAGATGCGGCTTTCCTCAATGAACTGCAGGGCAATGTCCTTGACAGATTCTATACATTCCTGCAGACAGGCACGCTGAAGAGCACAGAAACAACCTTCCAGATGGGTATTGCTATGGCAATCGGCAAGGTTGTAGACAAGTTCAAGAAGATGCGCAGGGACTATACAAACATTGTTGTATTTGTAAATACCCTTGACGCATACAGGTATCTTGGTGCGGCAAACATCACTGTTCAGAATCAGTTTGGCATCCAGTACGTAAAGGATTTCCTTGGCGCACAGACAATGATTCTTTCCTCTGAGATTCCTGCAGGCAAGATTATTGCCACACCTGCTGAAAACATCATTCTGTATTATGTTGACCCCGGAGATTCTGATTTCAAGGAGCTTGGCCTTGACTATACCGTACAGGGCGAAACAAATCTGATTGGTTTCCATGCAAACGGCAATTACAATACTGCAGTCGGCGAGAGCTTTGCGCTGATGGGTCTTATGCTGTGGGCTGAATACCTTGATGCTATCGCAGTTGTTACTATCGGTGCTTCCGGCGCATCCCTTACTTTTGAAGATGAGGAAGAAACCGTTGCTGTTGGCTCTACTGTAACAAATACTCTGACAAAGGTCCCTGCTAACGCTACCGTTGCATTTACATCCAGTGATACAAATGTTGCAACCGTAACCTCTGCAGGCGTTGTGACTGGTGTTGCAGTTGGTACGGCTACCATTACAGCAACTGATGCCACCAATGGCACAAGCGAATCTTATGTTGTGACCGTTGTTCCTGCCCTTGAGGATGACGGAGAATAAGGAGTAACGATATGGATATGACCGTCCTGTGCAAAGAATTGAATAACTGGTTTTGCCGGGATAAATTCTTTGGCAAATTCAAGATTGTCAACGGTGTGCTGACAGGAAACTTTTCTCTGCAGGACGGTCAGTATTTCCGTATTTGTGACAGCGTATTTAATGACGGCGTTTATCAGCACCCGGCTTCCGGCCTTGTGGATGAAGTTTTTGAGGGTGCGGTCTGGGCTATGGCGGTTCCTCCTGCCGTCATAGCATTGCAGGCCGAAATTGAGGATTGGCTTGCAGATGAAGGTGTGCAGAAAGCCTTAAAAAGCCCGTATACATCTGAATCTTTCGGAGGGTACAGTTATACCAAAGCAAGCGGTACCAAAGCAAGCGGAAAAACCTCTGACGGCGGTGGAAATGCGGGTTATACGTGGCAGGAGCAGTTTGCTGACCAGTTGAACAGATGGAGAAAGATATGAGCCTTTTAGATGAAGCTATGGATTCATGCTTGATGCTGAATAAAGTAACAAGAGAAGACGGGTACGGTGGGTATGAAACTACATGGACAAGCGGCGCAAAATTTGACGCCGCCATTGTCTTTGATACATCAATGCAAGCCCGGACAGCGGAAAAAAGCGGCGTGACTTCTCTTTATACTGTTACAACTAAGAAGGCTATGCAACTTGAATACCATGATGTTTTCCTCCGTCAGCGTGACGGCAAGATTTTCCGGGTAACATCAGATGGTGATGATAAGTATACTCCTGCATCTGCTTCGTTAGATATGCGGCAGGTGACAGCGGAAGAATGGAGCATTCCTAATGGACAAAGCGCAAGCACTTCATGATTTTTGGGCGTCTTTTGGACTTCCTGCATATGACCAACTTACAGTGCCGGACAATGCGCAGATGCCGTACATTACTTACAGCGCAGTTACAGACAAAATCGGCACTCCTGTTGCGTTGACCGGGTCGCTTTGGTACAGGTCCACAGGATGGGCTGATATAACGCACAAAGCTGATGAAATATCACAGTACGTTAATCAGCATGGGCATGCTGTTAAGAAGTGCGATACAGGGTATCTGTATATCACTGCAGGACAGCCTTTTGCACAGCGCATGTCTGATGATACAGATGACATGGTACGCAGAATCTATATTAACATTATGGCAGAATACCTTACTGCCTATTAAGGAGTAAATATGAGTAAAAGATTTACTGTTATTCCGCAGGATACGTTTGATAATATACAGTTAGATGCGGGTGTCCTGCTTAAAACATTCGACCCGTCCAGTCCTGCCGTTGCAGATTCAGCAATCATTACTGCTACAACTGGCGGAATTAATGCAACTTGTGTTCCGACATATTCTGATATGGGTGAAGATGTTGATAACTGCCCGCCCAACATGAAAGAGCTTAAACATCTTGATGGTTGGGAGTGTAAACTTGCTTTTACAGCTCTTGGTACATCCCCGGAAAATATAAGATTTGCACTTGGTTGTGCCGATATTGACGGTACAGACACAAGCAAGATTGTTCCCCGGGCAGAATTAAAGCAGACTGACTTTTCAGATGTATGGTGGGTTGGTGATAGAGCAGATGGCGGATTTGTTGCTATTCAGCTTCTGAACGCACTTTCCACAGCAGGATTCAGCCTGCAGACGACAAAGGCAGGCAAGGGGCAGGTTTCTTGTGAGCTTACGGGCCATGTTTCCATGAGCGCACAGAATGTTGTACCTATGGTTTTCTACTCCATGGATGGAGAGTGAAGGAGCATAAAACATGAAAAATCTGGCAAATTGTAAGCCGTCTGAATTTTTAAAACAGACGAACAGAATCAGAAAATCTGTTGAAAAATGGCTGAAGCTCACGGACATTATGAGCATTAGAAAGCGTGTGCCTACTGGTATGCCGGAGATTACAGCAGACCTTTCAGATGATGAAAAGGAAGCCGTAACAAAAAAACGGAAGGAAATGATTCTTGCTAAAGCACAGGAAAATCTTTCTGCAATCTTTGACGCCTGCCTTGACGAGCACCCGGATGAAACGCTTGAAGTGCTTGCGCTTTGCTGTTTTGTAGAGCCGGAAAACGTTGATGATTATGAAATGAAGGATTATCTTGCGTCGGCCCTTGACATGATTGAGGATGAAACAGTTGTCCGTTTTTTTACATTATTGATGCGGTTGGGGAATTAAAGTATTTTGAAGCATTACAGAGTATCCGGCTTGATTTGCTAGATTTGTTCGGAAAAGGCTATGTGGTCGAGCACTGCATAGCCTTTTTGCAAAGGCAGAGAAAACAGGAAGAGCTTATGTTTTATGTAACTGATGCCTTGATGTACATTACTCAAAACACAGCAAATATGGCCGGCGGAAAATCTATTGCAAAGCGTTATTATGAATTGCTTAACCCGGAGCCGGAAGAAACACGAACCGCACAGGATATTATTGATTCGATACGAAGCAAGTTAGGAGAATGAAATGGATGTATTTGACCTTGTGGCTAAACTGACACTAGATTCCAGTCAATACGATTCCGGGATAGACGAGAGCGAGCAAAAGGCGCAGGGCTTTGGCGGCAAGCTGAAGTCCGTCCTTGGTGGTGCCGCTAAGGTCGGTGTCGGGGCTGTGGCGGCCATCGGCGGTGCTACAATCGCAATGGGAACAACCCTTGTTAAGCAAACCGGGAATGTTGCGGCATACGGCGACAACATTGACAAGATGTCCCAAAAAATGGGCATGTCTGCACAGGCTTATCAAGAGTGGGACGCAGTAATGCAACACTCCGGTACAAGCATGGAAACCATGAAGGCGTCTATGAAGACGCTTGCCAACGCCGCTGAAACAGGGTCGGACGCTTTTGAGAAGCTCGGTATATCACAGCAAGAATTACAGGAGCTGTCGCAGGAGCAGTTATTTGAAAGAACTATTTCGGCCTTGCAGAACGTGGAAGATGAAACACAGCGAACATATCTTGCGGGAAAGACCCTTGGGCGTGGCGCGACAGAGCTTGGTGCATTGCTTAACACATCTGCCGAAGATACACAGGCCATGCGTGACAGGGTTCGTGAGCTTGGCGGCGTGATGTCAGACGACGCAGTCAAAGCGGCGGCAACCTATCAAGATAGCTTGCAGGATATGCAGACAGCAATCAGCGGTGTATCCCGTGGAATTGTATCAGAATTTCTTCCGTCAGTAACAACTATAATGGACGGCATTACGGAAGTGTTCGGCGGTGACGGCGGGAAAGGTGTAGAACTTATAACGCAGGGCGTTGACTCACTGCTTGATACTCTTGATAGCGCAATCCCTAGAGTGATGGAAATAGGTGGTAGAATAATGTCTTCTATCACATCTGCAATACTGGAAAATCTTCCTCAGATTGCAACGCAGGGAACAGAGATTGTTGTTACATTAGTAAGCTCAGTTATATCAAGTATCCCTACATTATTAACAACCGGGATAAGCGTTGTTGAAGCTATTGTTTCCGCAATAGCTTCAAGCCTGCCAATGTTAGCACAGGCGGGGTTTGATATGGTTAATCAGCTTATAAACAC